AAGTACTCATCCATTGCTTAATACGCCTTGTACCATACTCATCTAAAGCTAACATACCACGATAAGTCTCTCCTGCTTGAGAACTATCTCCCATCATAGAGCTATATATACCAGCTAAATACTCCATATCGCCCTTACCTTCCTGAACTATCTGGAAGAAAGCACTTGCAAGAGGTGCTGGTATTACTGGAGTAGGTCTTTCTACACCAGGTCTAATTGGAAGTAAAGCTCCAGGACTAGAAGAATACTTCTCCCATATCTCAGCATCAATAGAACCTTCTTCATACATCCATCTAAGACTAGAGCCCAATGAAGCATTATGTACCATTATCTGGTGTGCTTTATTTATTTCCTGCTGCTTACCAATAAGTGGTGATACAGCTGATATAGGATATGGAGTACCTGTCCATTTATAATGAAAAGGAATTAGTGGATATTCTGTAATAGTATCTGGTAGTACCTGTTCATATAAAAGCTTATCACCTGCTAGGCAAGTCTGCTTTACACGAGTAGAATAAAACTGCACTTGATCTACTACATTCTGTGCTATCTTGGGATCCTTCATAAGAATATTAAATTCTTTTTCAGTGATAATCTTATTCTCAATCTTAGATGCTTCTGCTTGGAGCTGACTCATAATTTCCTGCTCAGCTACTTGTAATTGCTGTACCATCATATCCTGAGCTTTCTGCATTTCAAGTTCATATCTTTCTGGTAGCATCTCACCAGCCTGTACAGCTTCTTGCATTTGTTGCTGTTGCTCTAATAATCCTACTTCCATTTCAGCTTGCATCTCTTTCATCTGTACATCAGCTTGCTGCTTTATAGCCTTTAACTGTTCTGGATCAGGTGGTATACGATAGAATAGATTAATATAAGATATCTTAATCTTTTCATACACCTCAAAGAACTCAACTAGCTGATCTCTCTCTCCTTTAGCAGTCATAGCTAAATCAGAGTCTACATCATCATTATAAGTAAATAACTTTTGATCTCCACCACCTGTAGAGCGTATTGAATATGTGGTCTGAGATTGATCATCACTATTTGAATTAGCTATCTTACGTCTCTGATCTGGGAATATCTTCATCAAGTGATTCTTTGGTAATACCTTGCGAATCATAACAAAAGCTGCATCACGGAATAACATATCTCTTGACTTGGGATCTACAAATATATCGAAAGGTTCTGGTTGTTGTATAACTACCTCACCCATACCATTGTCAGCATCTTTATCTATAGTGACAAGAAGATAGCCAATACCCTTAGTTACTGAATCATTTACAGCATTATTATAAAGAGTAGAGCCATTAGAGTTGTGCCAAACATAATCAGCAAGATCCGAAAGCACTGCAGCTACATCACTATCGCTACCTTCTACTCCTATAGCCTGCCATCTAGGATTATTAGCTGTAGCATAGAAATTAAGCATCTCAACAACTGGGAGTATCCGATTAATTGTAAATGTAGGCATTCCCTGTTCTTCCAAGGAATCCTTCTCATTTGCTGCTAACTGTTCATCGTGAGCAAACTCATATCCTTTTTGATTTATTTGCTGCCACTGTCTCCTTGTGGAGCTGTCTGCCAGATGGTATAATTGTCGAATCTGGTCTACTTTCTTGTTCTGTTTTGCCATTCTTACACTCCTTTAATGGTAGATGTTTGTGATCCACGTCACATATTTTTGGGCAGGCGTACCCTCTCTGCGGACACTCATCTGTAATATATATACCATACCGATTAGTTCCTAAAAATATTAATCCAAATATTATATTCCATAACACAATTCATTTATGAACTCCCCTGGTAAAAGACCATGCTGCTACATTGAGCATAGCTAATCCCAATAAATGATACCCACCACCCATACTATATAAATATATATTCATTAGTCCAACTAGTAGGTTTGTTACACGTATCACTTGGAACATGTCATCTCTTGTTAACCCCATCATCAAGCACTTCCTTATTATGCTCTTCTAAGGTCTCAGCTATTTCCTTCTCTGAAGGTTCGTCTATCAAAATTCCAAAATCTTTAAATAACCATTCGGCTAGCATCTCTGACATAACATCTTTAACGCTCTTTGCCTTACCGTAAGCCATTTCCACCTCTTCTACGTCCTTTGTTTCCTTTACCACCACGTCTTCTAGCTTCAATTACATACTCCCAATCATGTTCGTTAAATAGTGCCCCTTCTACAATCTGTGGCTCTCCACTAACTAAGGTAGAAAATATAATTAATTTAATCATGCTGTTATCCAATTTCTTGCTTTAGGTTTCTGCTTACTCCATCCATCCCTGGACTCTTGGAGTCCGGTTGGTGGATGTGCATACTTACATGCATAAGCTAAAGCGTCTATAGTATCGTCATGAGCCATCCTTGGCCCAAATGTCATTATTTCTCTATGTAGATCATACTGCGTTTTCTTAATATGTACCTGACCTACTGCAAATCTTTGAGCTAGAATCTCTTGTATCCTATCTCTTTTACTCATTCTATTACCTGGCTTCTCTTCCTTAAAAGGAATAATAAACTCATTACGTCTCCTCATCTCTGCACGTATAGCTTGAAAGATAGGCTTAGACATACTAGTATCTTCAATGGTAAAGAGGGTAGGGTTATAGAACTTAGCATATTCAAATATGTAATCTACTATTCCCTTTTGCCCAGTTCCAGAAATACCAAGTACAGGTAAGGTTCTGTTATGTATATAATCAAGAACATAAATATTATTGTCCGGTGTGACAGCTATCACAATTATAACACTATAGTCAGTGTTCCTTCTTGCTGAGTCAGTTGCCGGATCTACTCCTACAAAAATGTTACAAGGCTTAGGGTCATCTCCATCAGGTATGATAAATGTAAGATCTGTATCAGCATCTTTAGTAAAAGTACCATCCCAATACTTAATATGATCCCTATTAAAAATTGAATCTGCTTCACTTTGAACCTCCATCATATATTCCTGATAGAACTTTTGTGGTGTTCCAGAATCCTGATAAAACTTCTTTTTACGTTCCATCTCTTTATGACCAAACCATGAAGGCCAGAGAGTAGTGCCATCATCCTGTAAAGCTTTATATGTAATTACCTTCCAGGAATAATCCTCCTCCTCCTTTACAGCTTGCTCATGTCCTACTAAAATCTTTTGAATAAAGGCATCATAATGAACTGGCGTACCATTTATTCTGAGTCGGCCTGTCTTCGGTTCCAATGCAGGAAAGACAACAGCCGTAACGAGGTTGGATATCTTCGACCTTGATTCAGGAGTAATAGTGTTATTCTCGTCTTCAAAATCATCAAGCACGATAAGATCATAACGCTTATGAAGCTTGGCACCACCACGAATACCAGATAGATTACTCTTAGAAATGAGTTTAGTGCCGTTTTTAAGTTCGATATCATCTTCTGTCCATTTCCTTCCCTTTAAGTCTCCAAAGTAATAACGCACCTTATCATTGTATTCGATATGATACTTTATATAATCCAAGTTAGGAACAGAGATCTTAGAGCTTGCTGCCACCCATCCATAGAACAAAGGTTCTGTAGTAAAGCAGAAGTCATGCAGGATGTTGCATTTAGTAAGAACAGTTTTACCGTGACCCCTAGGCAAAATAACTGCAAGCTGTCTAAGATCCATATTCATTAAAGCATCTGCCACTTCGTAATGAAAGAAGGGTGTCTCTGATCTTTCAAAGTCATCAGGAAGAAATAACTTCCCAAAGGCAATTAAGTCCTTATGGGCTAGCCTTAAATCATCCTCAGCTTTCGATATGTTGTGCAGGTTTATGTTTGCCATTAAAATTTCTTTGTTACACCTATTGTAAATCTATCTCGATACCCTGAAGGATTTTTCTTATTAATATCGAAATCAAATTTATAGTCCTTGCCAAAGTTTTTTTGAAAATTAATATTCTGTTTACGAAAATCAAACTTAGATTCTATACCAAAAGGCATATCCGCTTCTATTCTACCACTTTCCAAGATACTATATAGATCCTTACCAAGATACTGCATAATATCTAACTTTGCAACTTTTAATGAATCTGATAATGAATTTGCCATTAAGATTTAGTTATTTGATACCTAAAACCATATTTTTAATTGCCTATCGTCTATTTCTGCCATGCTTTCCTCTCTTGTTTTTTAATATAGGCTGCCGACTTAGGAAGCTTTAAGTAATCTCTAATTTTCTGTGCTGGAGTTTTCTTCATTTTAAAAAGTTTTCTTTATTTTCAAGTTCTAAAACTTCATCAGTAATATCCATTCCTAATTTATTCTTAGCCCAACTTTTCTTTTCTTCTCTTTCTTTATCAGTCTTCCATCCTGCCCAATGCTTATCAAGCCACCAGTCAAGAAATTTTTCTTTACTTTTACCAGAAGCAACCCATTTATCATATTGCTTACGACCTCCTGCTTGTGACATAATATTTGCTGCCATTAAAAAGCTTTGCTGATGAGGATATAATTTTGCCTTTACATCATAACTACTGTCACCTGCTATAGCTTCTTTATAATGTCTAGCAAGGGCTCTTGGAGTGAGTTCTTCAGGTAAATTTGTATATGCCCTTGTTAGTCTAGTCATTCCTCCTTGATGAGGGCCTGTTTCTAATTGATAGAATCCTGCCCCTCTATTATCAGGATCTCCACCTTTCTGATACTCATCCTTACCTCCACTAGATTCCAAATCCATAATGAGTTGTAAAAACTCATTCATATTCTCTTCTTTTACAGGAGCTACATTTTCCCATCCAGATGTAATAGTTGACATATCCCAGTTTTCAGGCCTTACATCCTCATTAGGTGCTAATGGTTTAGTTAAAACATCAAACAGTCCCATCTTCTATCTCCTTAGGTCTTGTAACTTCTTCTAATTTCTCAGGAGTAAAGCCCTGAAACATAGCTCCAGTCATAGTTGTTACCTGAGTTGTATTCTTATCTTCCATATCCATAATATCTGCCAACTTAAACAAGGCCT